AAGCACTAGATGGCTGATAATAAATACCGCCCGTTCTGTATGTATTTAAATCGGCTTTGTCGGGGATAGTAATTGGCTCATCAAAGATATCCTGAGAAGTAATATTGACATCCCCACTCAGCGCCTTCCCATTAATTTTCCGACTGCTCGGCACGGCATTATTCGCCTTAGTCACCGTCTCAGATAAGCCGAGGTTTTTCACAAAGGCATTTTTATCAGGAATGTCGGCGCCGTTTTGATTTTTTGCCAATTTACTATTAGCGTTGTCGTTGACATCAGTAACTAACTTCTGAGTTGCCGCGAGGGTATTACTGTTGCCTGTTTTGTCTGTGAGTTGGGTGATGCCTTTTTGGGTTAATGAGGCGTCGTGAATTTCTACCGCACTATTATCAATTAATTTTTTAATAGCGATAAAAAGCTGACTGTCATTTTTACTGTCTAATTTAATTCCCGCTCCCAATATTGCATTAATTAATTCACGCTGAACGGTATTAAACCATCCCGCGTCTAATATTGTCGGTGCAATACCAGCGGCAACATTGCCGTTAGTAAATTCACCGTTTTTATCTGCGGTATTTGTAATATCGCCAATCTTTTGCATAGCAAAACCTCACTCATTTAAGGTGATTTGAAAATAATAAATAAAGGGTTATTTAGTTGCTGTAACCGAATTGCAGAATTGTATGGGACGGGCAAAGCCGATTAAATTGGCACTCAAGCCGTTTATTACCCCACGAACGTAGCGGATCTCCGCAATAACTCCCACCAGCCACCGCATAGAAAATAGTGGTTTTGGGGGCATTGATACGCCAAGTAAACGGCCAATCTTCACCGTTCAAAGCCTCTCCACATACTGACTGGCCCGCCCTTGCTTGGCGATATTCAGTGATCGTAATGGTATAACCCATTGTTGCAGCCAAATTAATAAAAAACTCTTTTGACTGCCCGCCATCCCTTAATAATCGCGAAACAACGGTTTTCTGTCTGAGCGGAATAGTATCAACTTCTCCGATACCGCAATCGTCTGGCAAACCCAATGACTTTTCCCACTCTGGCAGCATAATAGTTGCTGTTGCAGGGAAAGCCCCTTCAATTAGCCCCCACGCGTCCCGATCGCTTCGGTAATATGAATGTGCAATCGCTCTTGTTATTGCATTCATAACTGATGAGTGCTGACGAGTCCACGCCAAACCAGCGGGTAACAATCCGTTTAACGCTGATGTATAGTCTTCTACGCTATATCGACTCATGTATAAATAACCTCCCCACGCAGCGGTAGCTCGCCGATCCCCAATTTAATGTTACTTGTCGGGGATGTGATAACGAATCCAGCCGTTCCGGGTACATCAGCAATCGCATATTGCAGTTCGGAAATGAGCACTCGCCCTGTCCCGTCTGGATTGCCACTTTCAAAAAATACATTATCAATAGCGGCGGCAATGGCATTCGTCACATCACGACTAACATAAGATATGCCGTTGATTGTGACATCAATTTTACGCTGAATTGGGGAGCATACCCAGACTAATGCAGTGACTGGCTGCAACGGGTAAATATAATCTGCAACTCTCGCTTGATCCCCTGTTGCTGCCGTACCATAATTTTCAAGACTGGAAAATCCATCTGTGCCGGTTGGAAAACCGCCTTTTCCGTTGTTATCACACATAATATAAATACCAACGGTCCCTGCGCCCATTGCCCGGCGCCGAATCCACACACGAGTAACACCCGGCACAGATAACGCCCACAGCTTATAGTCATCATCTGAACCACCTGACAAAAGCCCTTGATAAGCAAGCAAAATCCGGGAGCGAAAATCAGATTCCTCTTCAATGTCAGCCCCGCCAATTATCGGCGTTACTGCTTTTCCCTGAACATCCACCCCGGCAATACTCTGATCGAGTGTTAGCGTCGTTCCTGCGTCAGCATTACCCGCACTTCCCCCGCCCGTTACATCATCAGAAATATCGGGCAAAATTGCCGTTATTAATGCATTGGCAACGCCATCTTGAGCGATACGGACATCATAAAGAGTTTTGTACTGATAACCGTCACCACGATTTAGTATCGTCCCTGCCGGGATAATTACCCCTTCAACGCCGGTAAATAAATAATCATTGCAAATCGCAGCGTTAGCGGGCTTACGAAAGACCTTTTTCATTGCCCCCCAGCCCGCAAGATGCTCATCCGTTGCTGTAAAGGGGGTAGTTTGCAGTGCGATATAATCAAGATAACCGTAGTGCAAATGGGCCATGCCTGCGTCCATATCAGCAAGAACGCCCATGTTTGAGAATCTTAGCAGGGGACCGGGTTCATTGAGTTCTGACTGTAAGAAGCTGCGGTTCTGTTCCCGCAATTCAGAAAGTGTTTGTCGTTTAAATGGCATTATTTTTTTCCCATACCCAGAAAAACCTTAAATCTTCGCTTTCTCTTCCGGGGCGCTGATAACGAATAAACATGTTTAAGCGGCTTGGATAAACGATTTGAGTGTTGATATCAACAGAAGCTACAACGCCGTCATCCAGCATCCATTGCAAAGCCTCACGTGCATAGTCTTCCGCTTTCAGTGCTATGGCGGTAGTGAGTTTTTGGCGCCGTATCAGCCATAATCGAGAGCCGATTTGGTAATCTGAGCCGATATCACCCCACCAGCCCTTTCTATCAACTCCGTCGAGTTCATCATCAGGCCGGGCCTGTCTGTCTGTAAATAAACTGATTATCATTGCAGTCTGTAAATCGTTTCCCGTGATTAAATCACCGTTCCCCGCCTGCCAGTCTGCATGAATCTTGCTCACATCCCAGTACGAAGTAATATCACTCATACCGGCTCTCCTGTTTGCTGACTCGTCACAGTTGAACCCCCTGACTCAACACCAGATACTTTATGTGTGTGATTATTATACGAATCACGCAACTGTTTCATTGTTGAAGCATTACTGTTGCAGTTATCAACGATATCGCCAGTGACTTTTAGAATTGGTGTATTTAACAGAACCTCAGTTGAAGCGTTAACTGTGACTTTAGATGCATTATTCACCGTAACGGGCTGGCCTTTAGCTTCAATTGTGATCCCTGACTCAGTGAGTAAGATGTGTAAGCCCCACTGGTTATAGAGCACCGTTTCGCCGGGATTTAAATTCCTATGCCGATATTTTTTATTGTTGCTTGCAATCACTACAGCGCTTGAGCGGTCCCCGCCGAGATAACCAATCACAACATCTGTTCCGGGCGGCAATGCAGAAGAGAAGCCGAATTCAACCATTCTCGCCGTGTTATCCCGGACCTCAATCGGCGTCTGATACTGTACAACTTGAATATTTCCGCTATCGCGTGAAGTCTTAATTTTGCCAAGCCCCAACATCATTTCTACCCGGCGAGATAACTTTCTGATTGCATCATTCATCATCTGATCGTCTCTCTCAAAATTGCGTAAAACTCATACGGCTGTACTGCAAAAGCAGCCGGAGGCATTAAGACTAATTGCGCTTGTGTACCGTTATCACCGTTACGTGTATATGTCACTTCTGATAACAGCCACTGTTCATTCTCAAGGCCGAAAATAGGCATATGAATTGGAATTAATGTATTGGGTTGCCACAACTTTCCATTACTATCCCGCCAGCTATCAATTGTGACCTTTAACACTTTTGAGCGCCCGTAGCGTCGGTTCATTTCCCAGTCAATAGATTCTTGTGATCGCTTTGCTGATATGAGTGTACTTTCTATAATGGTGACATAGTTCCGATAGCGCATTTTCTTCGCTTCGGGATCACTCGCTGTTGCTAACGTGACGACATCATAACCGCTATCATTGCTTGTCTCGTTCAGCCCGCTAATAGCAAATGACAGGCCGGTATATTCAGAAAACCGTTCATTCATTGAGCTATTATAATCTGCTGTTTCAACGTTCTTTCCTTGTTCAACACCGCTTGCAGCTAGCTCTGTGCCTACTCTTGTCATGATTAAATTACCGTCCGGTAAATCATAGTACAGAAGGGCGGCAAAACGTGTTACTCGGTCAATCACTTCTTGCGAAGATTCGCCCCAGTTCAATGTAAATTGGGGAACAGTTGGCATATCATCAACATCAGAGGTCACTTGAATGTCATACCACTGCGCCAGTTTCTGAGCAATCTGTAACGGAGTGGCTTGGCTGATAACGTTGTTCGGCCACTTTGCTGAACAATCAACAAGGTCTTGGCATTTGCCACGGCCAGATACTTTAATCTCATGCTTATTCTTGGAAATAGACGGGTTCCAGCTATCGATATAGCCCGTTACCACCCGATCATCTCCAAGGAACACTTCACATTTTTCACCCGGTTCTACAAGCTGCTTCTCATCATTGCCGGGATAGTAATCCATTAACATCAAATCAAAATCAGAGGGTAATCGTTCTATGCCTCTAGTCACCCTCACACTGTCCCACCCAAAGATACGTCTCCCGCCGATTACTAATGACAACTCATCATTTTTCATTGCTTCAGCGCCTTAAATTTGACTGGCATGAACGCCGGGTGAATGGGGGAGACTGCTTGCACAAGCTCATCACTGCGTCCCGCATCTTGATAGATTCGGTTAGCAACAGTGAGTACAGGCAATACAGACGGTAAGCTAAACTGGGTTAATCTCCCCTTGGCATCCTTCAATGAGAAGCTTTCAACAAATTCATAACGTAGCTGAACAAGAGCCTGGAAAACATCATCAGCCGCTAAATCACCCGCTTTAATGATCGCGTTATCAAGAGACTCACAAACCCGTCGCTGAATTGTTGCGGCTTCGTCACGATTAGCGGGAATGAGTTCACTTGCTGTTTTCGCCATTGCTCCAGATGACAGAACAACGAGTAACAATGTAGTGGCTTCTGCTACGTCACGGTCTACACTGCTTTGTTGATATTGCGTATTTTTAAAGCTGGCAAGATTTTCAAATACCCGTACTTTTTCTGCTGTACTGCCCGTTGCATTAATGATGACATTGATAACTAACTGCACCCCATTAGCTAACCCCTCAATCGAATTAGCGTTGTTGAGTTGTGAAAGGGCTTTTGATATTGCTTCTCGTCCCATGACTGCCCCGGCCATTTTTTCATTGACTACCTTTTTATAGTTTTCACTGTCATTGTTTCGCAGTACAACACCGGTTGCCCCGGACACCGAACCGCCGATTTTACCTCGGCTGTAACGGCCGTAACGTTTGCTACCGAACGTGGAATTCAGCATATCGCTAAGATTTGTCACTTCATCAATGGACGATTTCACCATGTTTTCCCAGAAGCCGATTGTTTGCTTTATAGTTTTAACGGCTTGCGTGACAGTGCGGATCTCACCTTTTACCATTGAAATAAATTTGGCGGCCGTCGTTGTGGCTGTTCTGAGCCAATTTGCGTTCACTTTACTGTCTGCCGCCGTGCTATTTGTGATAGCAAAGACTTTCAGTCCAGACTCAATCACTGTAAGAGTAAACTCAAATACGCGGCCATTATCGGCACTCTCATTCACTCGCAAGCCCGACTCTGTGACGCTGACAGTTAGCTCGCCAAGTGTGGGGTGAATCAGAGTACCGTTCGCCCCTTCTTCACATGCTGCTACCAAGTTATTACGCTGTGTGATCACGTCTGGGGCGGAATAAACTTTACTGTCTTGAATAATGAAACCACGAAGAGTGATTTTTCGACTACTGCGCCCTAAGTCTTCAATCCATGCCGTATCACGATAAGGGTATTCATGTACTGCTTGCCGTCTGCCGAAAACACTTTCACCGGACACCACGGCAAAGGGTACACCCCGGAATGATGCCGGATGCAAATGTTCTGACCACTTCCACCCCTGATCTTTCCCCAAAAATGATGAAATGGCGTCTTTAATCAATGGCATATCACCACCTTGTGGTTATTTTGGATGTAAAAAAACCGCAGTTAGCGGCGTAATAATGTTAACCATTGCTCATTAATTGTGTTTCATTCAAAGTAATGAATAATTTATTAACGGAGTGAAACCGATGAAATATTTAAAAAGTTTTGCGGCATTAGTATTATCAATACCTATGATGGCGCTTTCTGCATCTCCTATTATTTGTGAAAATGAATCCCTAGGTAACACCATTACATCCATCTGGCCTTCAATTTATTTATCAGATCCGAATACTCTTTGCTTTGATGTCAAAGGGTGGCCAGAATTTTCCGGTACAAATTGCGTTAAAAACGGTAAAAGCGCGAAATGGACTGGCCTTGCCATTGTTTGGGAAGATGGGGAACCACAAGGTCGGGATTCAACCCATTTCCGTGTAGTTAATCCCGTAGTCACAGATGAGCAAATACAATATCGCATAGAGTGGTCTCGTGGGGACGAATGGCGCACTATGCAGAACATAGCCATCAACCGACTTACTGGTGACGCCGTGAGCTACTTTGTCAATGAGCATGGTGGAGAAAGCTACCAGTGCAGGGTTACGAAAAAAGCAATTTAATCAAACAGGCATGGATTTTATTTATCTTCAGCAACCAACAAACCTAACTATTGAAATGATCAACCGACTAGATCGTTTGGAGAAGCAGATAGAGTCCAAAAAATAATCGATAAAATAACCCGCTCTGATGGCGGGTTATCTTTTGGTAAGTTGCACTGCAAACCCACATGAGGGTCTTCGGTCTGGTATAAGCAAAATCATCAGATTTTTTCTTTGATTCCTGCCTGTTTCAGAATTGCATTAGCGGTATGCTTAGAGACTATCGTATATGGCACACTAAATGCTTTATTGGTTATATCACTACGCCATATTTCATGACTGCCTTTACCTTGTCTGACGAAGTAACACCCATGCGCCAATAAGATTTCTTTAAGTTGTGGATATAAGCCAGATCCCATGTTAGAGCGCTATCCTTGAATCGTAAGATTGTTCCTGAACGAAACTAATTTTCATCCCATCAGGGTTACCATCCAGGTTCATCTCGTATAGTTCAGGAGCTATCTCCCACACTCGCTCTGTCAATTCATCATAGGTTTTAGCTTCGGTCACCAACCCTAATTCATCACACTCGGCAATCCACATATCATCATGGATGACATTCACAACAAAATTAACTTGTTGATCACCAAAATGTGCTTTGTAAACTGTGTTCATAACACCCCCTTGCTTGCTACTAGTTAATAATAACCCACACAATAATGTAAGAAAAGGTGATTATTTAAGCCATCCTTGGCCTATGGCGACTACCAGCGGTTTTCCATGCTTAAAAAGTCGTTTTTATGAATGATGAGATAGCCAGCTTTTTGAGCAAGAAACATGAATTCGTTAAGTGTTAAGACACGCTGATCATCTCTCAGTTTCTCAGCTTTAACTGTTACGCCGTTTTCAATAGTTGAAAGAACTTGTCCATTGAATGACAAATCAGCAACTAATGATCTATGGTAACTACCCGTTTTACGAATTGCCGGTAATACTTCACCAGTCACCCACTTGCGAAAACGGTAAGGTAAAGTTCCTGACTTAATGGCATCACGACAACGGATTGTTAGGAAATACATTCCTGACTCGCTGATAATGTTTAAATTTTGCTTTCCGCCTAGGGTGTCGGTTAAAGCGACATCCTTTTCGTCATCATCAAGTTTTGCGATAGCATCGCGACTATTTGCGATTTTCAGAGCATCACAAATATCTTGTGCAACAAACCAAGGTTCACCATTCTTAACCAAGGTACGTATTTGTTTATCTTGAAAAGTGAATGGAGTTATGGCTACATTAATAGTGTTATGCATTTCATTAATTGCTATACTTGACATGTCGGTTTTCCTCTAAGATTTCCGGCTACTATAAGACCCCATTGGTGCCAGCCTTTGGGGTTTTGTCATTCTGGGATAACTATCCCTTCATTTTTTAGTGACTCCTTCACTCTCCGAAGAATTTCCTTACTCAAAGATCTATCACCTGCATCAGCTATCGATTGAAGAATCTCTTTTAGCTTTATTGGCATCCGAACAGATACGGGTTCAGCTACTTTCATTAACATCTCCTTTGTATGCTTTTGTATGTGGTACGCATACATATTAATATGGTACGTATTGATAGTCAATAGGTACGCACTTAATCTATCTTGTAGTTAACTGAATAATAGAAACTCATAATGACCAAGCGACCATACAAACACCCTCAAGTTAATTTAAGACTTCCTATTGAATTAAAAGAGGAAATGGCAAGAATTGCTGATAAAACAGGGCGATCTCTTAACGCCGAAATGGTTGCAGCCATTGAAAATTGGATTTCTCAAAATTCAGATATAGTTCATAAACCAAGCATAGAAGAAAGATTGGTTTCTATTGAGTTGGATGTTGAAAAAATCAAAAAACTGATAGAAACCAAGAAATAGTTGATAAACTCAGTTCATAAGGTGTTTCATGGAAAAAATAAATTTTCTCGTGCAAGGATCAGCGGAAGAGCCATATAAGGCTACTTTTATAAAAGACGGAAAAGATTTCCTAGCATTCTGCACTTGCCCGGCAGGCGAAAACGGAATGTACTGCAAACATAGGATCAACATAATAAATGGAGATACTCGAAATATTGTCAGCGACAATATTCAACAGGTGGATATCATTGCAAAGCAATGGTTACCAAATTCATCTATTGAAGCTGCACTTGAAGATGTCAGAAAAGCTGAATCCCTTTTAGATGATATAAAAAGAGCAATATCACTTGCAAAAAGGAACGCCGCTAAAGCAATGCGCGGCGGATAAAGCTTATATTTTTTATCAAGCCCCATGCGGGCTTTTACTCTAACTCTAAATTGCCAACGACTAAATCGCTAAATGGTCTGATGATAAATCGACCTTTTGAATATGCAATAGCATAATCCCCGCCATTTTCGGTATGAACGACTGCTTTATTGTCAGATAAAATCAAAAACTTTGTTATTGGATAAGCTCTTGTATCACCTTGAGTAATTTGCGTGATTCTATCAGTGCCATAGCAAAGGGCACCCTTCCTTTCATAAAAATTCTGCTCAGAGCTATAACAACCTCGATTCACTGCATATTCTAAAGTGCAAAATACAGCAAATAAGCTGATAGGAATACCAATCGCTAATACACGCATCGTTGTCCGAAACGCTGTTTTTTTTCTTTGAAAAGATAAGCAAAATGCAATCGCAAACAAAAAAACAAGAGCTACCATAATTTGCCAAATAGACACAAACACCTCTGATCCGAATCAAATGACCAATCATTATTCAGGTGTTTGACAAAATCAAGATTAAACTGTTAAACAGCATTAAGAGGTGATCACGGATACTGCATAGAGGTTGTTACTCTACCCCCAGTTTTTGCATTAAATTGCTGACGCTCTCCGGTCTTGCTGTTTACTAGCGTGATTTCTACCTGCATTTTGTTTTCACCCATTGTTGATTGGATGGCATCAGCTATATTCTGAGCAATCTCGCTATTATTTGCTTGATTTGCAAAAATAGAGGGAGGGCGCTTATCCGATTCAGGCAATGCGGGTTGATTTATCATGCGTTGTTGATTCAGATAATATCTGTCACGCAAACCTTGCCATTTTGGGTCAAAGATAGCGGCAGTTATTGCATCTGTGATCTCTTTTTGGCTAAACGGTTGTTGACCATGATTTTCCTGCTTTATCATTGCCACCATTAGATTTTCAAGTACCTTGGGGTCATGCATATCTAATTGTTGATCAGGAAGAAAGCCTGTCTCTTTTGACACGAAATTGATATATGCCTGAGTATTATTTCTATCTACACCTCCTGGCGGTGAATATTTGCTAATTGTGCTATTAACGGTATTTTTCCCTCTGTCACCATTCAGCATTAACTGACGGGCTAATGCAGAGAGTCCATCGTGGTTATTTCCAAACTTAACAAATGTTCCACTTTTCCCTTGCACATATCCAATGCCGTTTGGAGCGTCACGCACATTTCCCGGATTTTTAATTCTCAAGCCAAAAGAATCTTTTACCGGTTTTGCGTAAGGATCTGGATATTTGGGAGGTTCTATTTTTAGTGGTTCTATTTTTGGCGGTTGGGGAATAGCTTCATCTTTTATTTTACCAGCATCATGCTTACGTTTTTCGCTTTCCCATGCGGCACTAAATCGATCATTAATCTTTTTCTCTAAATCTTTATCGGGTTCACCAAACTGTAAAGAGAAACGCTCGCCAAATGAAAGGCTTTTCATGAATTTGACATCGTTTAATGCCCTGTCGCGTAAATCACCTTTTTTATAACCGCTATAAAGAGTATCGGAATAAGCTTCCCGCTTTTCCGCCTGTTCCTTCATGTAATCATAACCATCCCCTAATGCAAAATTAGCAAACGCAATTTTAGCTCGATTCGTTATTCCTTCAAGGCGGGCATCCAGTTCATTCTTTTTATCGTTATATTGATTTAATTTATCATTATCAGCCTGTGATCTCGTTAAACCGAATCTATCTGAATTAGTTAATAGTTTTTGATATTCTTCCGGTCCTTTACGCGCCAAAGCCAATCCATGCTCATCTAAGCCAATTTTTTCAGCAATAGTATTTTGAACATCCGATGGGTATTTTTGCATAGCCTTGACGACTTCTGGAAAAGTCTTGTACACATCAATCGTTCCGTGCTCATTTTCATAGAGAGGAACCCCCATACTGGTTAATTGCGCTCTGGCTTCTTTCCTTCTTCCTTGTAATGGATGGTTTAAAATCCCATAAAAGCTTTCCACTGATTTTTTAGCATCATCAGCGCTAACACCAATCTGCACCATTGCTCCGGCTATCCGGGTGAAATCAGGAACATTCATTGCTGAGTTTTTAGCTGCGACATCAAAATCATAGGCCTCTTTTCCCATATCGTTCATTAGCTGAAAGCCTTTCGATATGCCATATGCGGCCATTCCTACACCGCCAATTTTCGCCCCCATCCCCATATATTTAGTTGCCAGTTCACCAAAATTTTTGAGAGGGGGCACCATGTCACCGATATGCTGGACGTTATCTTTTGCGTAACGTGACATATCGCGTAACTTTGTGCCAAGTACATCTACGCCATCCGTTGACTCAGATCCCCCAAATTTCAGCCCTTCTTTGGTTTTTGCCAGATTAGGATTAAGGCTATTCAGCTTTTCATTGATTTCATCGATAACTTTTGTGACATTCTCATCAGCATTTAATTCAAAATCAAAAGCATTACCCATTGGATCGCTCCTTACTTAGTCGGTTGGCTTGTTCAACCCACCATTCAAGCCGAGTTCTCGTTAGAGACCACGCATCACGCGGCCCCCATTTATAATAGAACGTGACGTCAGCAGCTAATTGTTGCCAGCTATTGAGCGCTTCGAGTCCAAAAAACCCAGAAGAAACTCTTGACATTTGTGAAAATCACTGATAGCCATTTTCTTCAGCACTGACTCCGGGATGCTCGATACCAATGAAATCAACAGACGCATAGCGGCAATTGAATGATTTGATTTGTTCTGCGCTTCATAAAACTGTTCAACTTGAATCAACACCGGTTCTTTCAAGTCGATCTGCTCGTAGCGGACTTTGCCGTCATTGCTTTCAATCGGGGTGTTCAATACGATAGTTTTAGTGGTTTCTAACATGATGATTCTCCAACTTAATTTTCTGTTACCGAAGTGCCTTCCCAGCGCACCTCAAAAGTGGCGTCTTCGCTGTTGACTTCTTGCGTGTTAACAGTCCACATACCCTCACCGATGATTGTCTTGCCGTTCGCAATTTCAGCAACGATTGTGACATTCGTCTGATTATTGAAATCCGCTACCGTGGTCCCGCCGCTGTCACGAACTTTACAGGAGATAAAGCCCGCTTGCGGTTTCTCTTTGTAACCGTGTACGTAGTCCATGCCCGTTAAAGTTTCGCGGGTGACCGTTGATGGACTCCATGTAAAGTCCCCCGCAACCATGATCGATATTCCGTCCACGGTGACATAAGCGGTACCCGCCAGCCTGTTTGATGTATTTCCCATGTTTACCTCTTATGCTGCGGCAGGTTGTAAGCGGAACTGATTAAGGACTGCGAAGACGCGCAACTGATTAATAAGTGTTCCCGTCCACAGTACATCTACCCGGTTCGGATTCTGCGCATTGACTTCAACAATTAGCCCATCTGCGAAACTTTTCGAATCCTGTACATAGCCTTGATATTCCAAGGTTTTATACTGTGCTATCAGTTCGGCACGGATAATGTTCGGAGTGACGATTGCCGAACCCGGCGCAAATCGGGTACCGTTTTTCACTAACTTCATACGAGCGAATTTGCTCGTTACTTGGGTGCGAATATAGCGCGTGACGTACATCAGCAAATACAGGGTTTCAACTTGCAAATAGCTGTCGTCGTTATCACCGAAGCTATTTTTCTGATACGTCGTGATGATGTTTTCCACTTGTACTGTGCTGTCATCAGCAACCGTAAAGCTGGAAATCCCGCTGTGTAGCAAATTGTTACGTTCGATTAAGTCAAGCTGGTCCTCTGATGCCGGGGCCAATACGCCACTTATTTGTAATGTCTGTAATGGCCTGCCGGGGTCATTGCGTAGGCTTTGAGCGATTGCCCCAGTCAGTGCAGCGGACCAGACATAACTCGGTGTCGGTGATTTGGTGACTCCCAACAACGTTTCATGCTGATAATTGCGCCGCTCACCGATTGTTGCCAGTTCCCCGTAGGTACCGCTGACAGCGCCGAATGAGTGTCCGTATAACTGTTGCTCCCACGACCAGCGACCGCCGTTATCTGACAAAAACGCTTTCATGTCATCCAGCGACGCTGTGTCAACATAGGGATTGACGATAAAATCAAACGAGCGATCTTTCAGACTAGACAGCGCGTCTTTCAGTTCGGGCGCACCCGCCCCGCCTGACATCGGCGTGATTTTCAAGTCCATACCCGCAGGAGTCGCCTCACCGCCAGCTTGCCCCCGGTAATTCAACCTCAGATCAATGCTATTCCCGGCTGCGCCTTTATTTTTCGCGGTTAAAGTCACCGTATCAGCCGAGTCAAATGCTACTGTCGCTGTAACCGGCAAAGCAGCTTTCTGATTAATCGCTGCTGAAAGTGCCGTAGCCACTTGATCGGCTTTATCCGTTGCTACAGTCGTGATTTGCACACGCTGACCGCCGATATACAGTGAGATAACCCCAGTATCCGTTGCCGGACTTGATATTTTTACACTGCCTTTTGCGGCCACCGTGCTGTCAGCATCTTGAAGGGGTAACACCCACGTTTCACCCGCATGATCGTTAGCAAAATACGCTGCCGACATACTGTGTAGTAGTGAACCATTACCGTATAAACTGGCTGCTTGGGCTGCTGAAGAGACGCGAGAGGGAACATTGGGTTTTTCTGTCGAAGTGCTCAGCATCTGACCGATGATCAGTGTTCGCTGGGTTGCAATAGCGCTGTTTGCCATTGAGTTGTCGAATTCGACATAAAACAGCGGCGCTCGAATGTTATTCGGAACGCGTGAAAATGGAACGGCCATTATTCATTCTCCTTAACTGCCTTCTTAACCGCTTTTTCAGTGGCATCAGGTCGATATACTTCAACGTCACCGTCTTTTAAGCGACGATGCCAGAAAATATTATTGGGTACTTCCGCACCAGATTCGGGCAAAAAGACACCCTTCACGGGATCGCGTACACGCCTCCCGACAACGGGTTTTACAAACATGGATTACTCCTGAGAATTAATTTGGAAAATTAACTCGAAAATGCGGTTCGGGGGTGCCGTCCGGCATAGCGATTGTGACGTCTATCTCGTCAAGTTGGTCCGCTTCAATTTCATAGAAATCTTCCGGGCCTTGGTAATACTCAATATCCAGTTCAAGCAGCAATTGCGCTGTATGGCCTTCCCCGGAAGCATCAATATCAATCGTTGAGCGAACTTGAACAAATTGCTGAATCTGACGAGTGAGCTCATAACTGTTAATTACCGCTCGCTCTATCTGTTCGCGTAACCGTTCCAAAGATTCTTCGGCTTTAACGGCGCCATCATCTTCCGCTTCGCTGTCAAGTTCCTGCAACCGGCCAGTGATACGAACAGTAGTGACGGTGTTGAACTGGGGCGCGTTACGGCCAAGCGAGTTTTTAACGTCAATTGGCGTCTGCACCAGAATAACCGGATACATATCTTCGGTTGTTGACCAGTCGCGCGGAGAATAAACCCGCGCTTCTGCATCGGTCTTGTGTTTGAGCGAGTCAATGACTAACGCCCGAATTCCTGCCGCGTTCATGATTTGCCCGTCCTGTTCAGAATGAGTTTAGTTCCACCATGACTATCAGGCTGGACATCTGCCACGGCAAACAAGGTATTGACTATGCCAACAAATACCCGATCCCCTTTTTTTGGTGGCGCCTGAAACTCAGCGTCTCGCACACCCAAAACCGGGGATGTCGTATTTATGGTGCTAGTGTCATCTAATGATTCGACTGTTTGCGTATAGGCCCGGTCAAAAATACCATTTATAAAATAGGGTTCTCCTCCAGCTGGCTTATATTCAACTATGTCACCGAAAATATTATGCAGCGGTGCAAGTAAATGCTGATCCCAATCTATTCCCATAATCAAGCCTCATGACTGATTTTAACGCCGTCACTGACCGTAACAGTCGGGCCATGTTGAATAAGCGCTTGTTGTCTCAGCTTGTTAACGTCAGCAACAACCCCCAGCTCAATCAAGCGCTTAGCATCCTCTTTACTTAGAGTAAGTTGCACGAACTCCTTGTATTCTTTGCCGTCATGCTTGACTGTTTGGCCTTTCAGTACAACAACGATTACCTCATCCTCACCCTGATCGTCATTTTGCTTGTCTGTATCGGAAGCAGTGGAATCTTCTTCCACCGTTTCTATCTGAGAAACAGGTTTTTGGCCGTCCACTATAAGTTCGGGCGGCAAGCCGCCCAGTTCGTTTTCAGTTTCTTGTTTCTTTGCCATATCACACCACCGTTGCGCAGAAGGACGCATTAACGCGGCTTGGGATAACCAACGGCGCGGATTGCATTAATAAATAACGCTGCGCCGGGTCGGGCTGCACCCAGCTCTTGGGGGCATACGCCATTGCTCCGTAAGTAAATTCTGGGTCCATGATGGCGCCAAATGCGCGGGTCCCTGCGAGGGCTTCGCCACTCATGATAACTGCGCCATCATGGATCATCGGTTTTTCAACATCATCTAAAGGATCAATGAACCAATCGTTATAGAGCCACAGGTCGTACTGTCCCCACCGCCCCTTATAGACAGCCCCTTTCTGTATACGAGGTCCAGCGTCAATTTGATTACCAAATGGACTCAGCGCCGGGAAAGTGATCGCATTATCATTGATTGTGGTGTCAAGACGAAAAGCCTTCCAGGACTTTTGTGTGAAAACGATATCAGTTACTACCGCGCCCGATTCTTTCAGAATACGTTGCTGCCACTCTTCAATATCGCTGGAAGGTTTGTTATTAGTAGCCCCTTTAGCAACTTCTAACGGCCATTTATCTGAACCACTTAATGTGACAGTCAAATTAGATGAACGACCAAAATCTATTACTGTTGCGGGGAAGCCTTCACCCACCACAGTAATTTGTGATTTGACCAAAGCGTTAGCAGCCATCCATTCCATGCGTCGATTCAACATATCTATCTGGTCTGCCATCTCGAATTGCAAATTCAGCATTTCGCGTTCTGCTGCTGTGTACTCGCCCCCAATGCGCTCCCCAATTTGACGACGAATCGGTTTACGTAAATCTGGGGCACGTTTGTCTTTGATATAAGCGGGTTTGAATGTATTTGTCTGGTATTTACGGCTTTCTACCAATTTTCCCTCTACAAGTGGTGAGCAGAACGGCGCCATCCGGCGCAGACCAACATCGACATCGATCGAGACCTTTTCATCCGTTTCTACAACAACATTGGGGAAAAAGCGGTCAAGTAAAAAGTTCTGACTAGTCATTAGGTTGGGGACGACTTGCACTAATACGTTAGTATCGTAAATGCTAATATTATCACTCATGCAATTTCTCTATATGCAATGCTGACAGCCATAGCTGCCAGACTGAATTTAAAACGAGCGCATCCCTGCCGGGTAAATGGCATTAAATGCAATAATGGGGTAATGAGATTAAGCTATCGGAGCCTGAATAGCGTCGCGGATAAAAATAGCCGAAGGACGTAGCGCGATTTTCAGATCTTCAAGTGTCCAGCTTGCATCAAAGATAAGTTTATGTTCGTTAAACTCACCCATCAGATACACACCGCACGATTTTGATTCTGTTGTTGTATCAACATCATCAACAAGAATAGCAATGGGTTTTTCCCTACCGTCTTTAGCGGTCTTAACACTTAAAACATACTCATTTATTTCTGTTATGACGCCTAACACTGTACCGCGTTTCAATTTCCCTACTTTTGCAATGGTTACTGTATCTGTAACGAGTTGAAGCGGGCCAGAAACTAGCTGATCGGGAACGAACATTGTTGATGTCATGCCCGGCGCGAATGGGTTTTGTCCAATCTGTTCCATTATTTTTTACCTTTGACTGAGTTATAAAGGCTTGTCGCATTAGCAACAAGGGCCTCGACAGAACCCCGCGCGGGCTGACGAGCATCGGGTCCTAGTCTGACTTGCTGTGCCTGTTGCATGCGCTCATCTAACGAAGTACGACGCGAGGCTGAAACACTCCCCATTGCGGCTAAAGTGCTGATAGCTTCGCGTGCCGACATGCGAGTATTGAACGCTAGATGTGCGGCCATGTCCGGCCTGCCAGCGGCGTACTTACTGCCGAAAATAGCGGCGCAACGCTTCCGTTCTGCTCGGCGACCTTCTTTTTTATCGTCATCATCCTCTTCGGCGTCCGCATCATCATCGTCATCATCGGCGCGACGAGATTTAGCCTTTTTTCCTTTTTTAGATGATTTATCCTTATCATCATCTTGGTCGTCGTCATCTTCGGCATCGGGATCATCATCCTCTGCTTTAGTGTCGTCATCCTCATCTTCGGCGTCTTCTTCGTCGCGGTCCTCTTCTTCGGCACGACGGGATTTCGCTTTTTTGCTTTTTTCTTTGTCATCATCATCTTCTGATGCTGATTTTTTAATACCCAACAGATGGGCGAAATTCAACTTAGCCATGTATTAAACTCCTGATTCTCTCAGTAATTTTCGGAATGCAGCATCGGGCGTGATAACCTCGTCAGCTAATCCCAGACCAACACCCTCGTTAGCTAAAAAGCATGCCGCTTGAGTGTTACGAATCGTTTTTTCAGAAATGCCCCGATTGCGGGCAACCGTACTCACGAACAGTTTTCCCATCGTGTCTACGTCATCTTGTATTGCACCACGAGCCTGATCAGTTAGCGGCACATAAGGGTTACTTTCCGCTTTTCGGTCTCCATATGTGATGATCGTTACTTGTAACCCGTCATCTTTAATCCGCTGTGACCAGTCACAATGAATGACTATCACTCCTATTGAACCGACTCCACCGGTACGCGGGACATAGATTTTGTCAGCAGCACTGGCTAGTGCATAAGCAGCGGAATATGCGTTTTCTGTCAAAATGGCATGAATAGGCTTTATTCCTCTTGCTGAATAAATCTCGTCCACCAAATCAAAACAGCCCGCAACTTCACCACCCGGTGAATCAATATCTAAGCAAATCCCTGTTACTTCGGGATCATGCAGTGCGGTAAGAAAGGATTGCCTGATACCATCGTATCCCGTCATGCCGCTGTAAGGGCGTAGAGAACCCAATTTTTGCACGAGTGTTCCCTGTATCGGGACAACCGCTATCCCTTCTACCACGTCATAACCAACATCATTATTTCCAGGCCGTGAAAAGCTGTCGTCATCTTCCCATGCGCCCACAGTATTAATCCGCGTGATGCCGAATCGGTCAGTTAATGCGGCCATCACGACCTCGGCTTTGCGCGGATGCAGTGCCAACGGTGTGTTAAATAACCGCTGTGCTAAATGGGGTAAATTCATCATTACTCTACCTTGGGGTCTTGAATAGTTTTATCAGCCGGAGTATCTAGTTGCGCCCACGACGGCGGAGTCAAACCACGTTCTTTGAATGCGTCGAGTTCACGTTTACGCTGATCGAGCATCTCCTCCCAATCCTCACCGGCATTCTCGGCGGCTTCCATCTCAAGAGTAGAAAGTCCAGCATCCATCCCCAGAATAGCCCCCTTTTTCTCCGCAACAGGATCTACCCATCCACGACCCGGCCCCATCCACTGCGCCCGACAATAAGCCGCCCGTGCTTCTAAGAAATCAGGCGCACCCGTTGGCAGTGGTAAATCTTCTATGTCGTGAATTTCTTCAATAAACGCGGTCAGAATGGGTTGAGCAAAGCCGATTGAGAAATCAGCGCGGCGCCGGGTTAAGGTTTTCCATGCCTCTAACATGGCAGAACGCGCTGAACTGTAGTTCACATCAGACCAATCTTGCGTCACTTGTTGAGTAGACAACCCCGTTGCTGCGGCGATATTACGCAGCGCCGCGCTTTCAAACCCTTCAAAGTTACTGTGCGGTCTCGCGGCATTCACTGTTGTGATTTTCTCGCCGGGGTACATGATCGGGATGCGTGCCCCGTTTTGTAGAGACAAGCGGCGGTCATTGTGAAACTCAACGCGTCCCTGTTGATATGCGCCTAAATTCTCATCTTCACTTTCACCCAGTGCCGCCTCAACTAACGCAGGGTCATACGGGGATTCAATATAAGCGCCGAATATCGCATTCAATATTGCTGCTTCAAGCTCCGACTGGTCATATTTAATGAGCATTTTTAGGCGCTGAACAACAGGTGTTAAGATGCCGTTGCCCCTGTGTTGTGCGCCGCGTTCGTGATCATAATCATGTACCACATGCGGACGCCCCCACGCAGTTTCACGCGGTATACGTTCCCATGTCATGGTTTTTGCACCGCTCCACCAATCACCGATATGAGCTTCCCGAATATGATAAAACGTAGGAGCGCCGTCATCGTCTATCTCTACACCACCCCTTATATGTGGCATGTCAAAATTCTGTTGCGGGTTACTGAGTCTGTCAGGGTCCACAATTTGAATTGTCGTAGCATAACGCCCCTTTCCCAGTCCTAATCTGTCTGTTCGATACTGCAAAACAGCCAGCGCATCACCATCCAAGAGCTTATGCCGAAAACCCAAGCGCAACATTTGTGAAACAGTTTGCTTACGCTCAACGTCACAATAGCGACCGGGATCGTTAGCCCATGAACGCCAGTGTGCTTCAACTACTTTCCCGTACTCATCAGCCCAGGTTGCATCAAACGCTTTATTCCCTGTCATTAGCGCCAGCATCCGGTAATCAGGTTTGATAATGGGACGGAAATTAGCCCCGATAGCATTGTCAAGAACTCGGGTGATCGCACCGCTGGCCCAGCCATCATTCCTTGCCAAATCACGGACACGCGACACAATCCGGTCGCGATAAATATTGATTTCGTTGTCTGGCGACCACAGCGCCGGCTGCCAGTTTGCCAACTGATCACTGAATGTGTCCGCCGCGTCATAGGGCACACGACTACCGCCGACCAGCATAGATAGCTTCGGGCGAGAAGGTGGCAACGGCTGTCCGTTTGGGCCTAGAATTCGTATTTCACTCATATCAGTACCTGAGCCTTATCGGGCGCCGTGGCCGTGAGACAATGCCCAGTTGGGCTTGTAAGAGTTGGATCAGCGCCAGTAAATCCGCCAGCGAGCTTTGTTGATACGAAACTGAACGGGTGCCGTCTCCCTGCGTGTAAGAAAAAGACACGCCCCGGCTTCCCGTCGCCAGATCGATATAAGCTTGTTGAGCTTTCGCTAGCGCATCTTGCAGTTGCTCACGCGTCATTGCACCCGCTAACAAACTCGTGTTTCTGTTAAACATAAATATCCTTGAGATAGCTGAGGGTTAAGAGGGCAAAAGTTGAGACATACGTTTTCGTTTTGGCTTTTCCGGTTCCTGAATAATGACGCCGGGATATTGCAAGCTTGGCTTTTCTTCCGGCTCTGCGGGCGGGGGCAATAATCTGCCCGGATTTTCTGTGATGCTTGTTACCAATGCATTCAGCTTTAATCCCATATGCAACAGTCCGCATAAAGCAGCATAACCATAAACCCTACAGTCCAGCGCTTCATTAGCGCGGCCCGGTAATTGTTCCCAGACACGAAACCGTTGTCCGCCTGATTCTTTTAATACAGAACGCTCGGCCAGAAGCTGACTGAAATAATTCAGGTCCCTATCTGCCGGGAAATGCATATAGCTAGCCGCCGCCTCACCGGGTAGCGGTGGATTGATATGTAATCTCCCGCGGACCGTATCCTTAGCCGCATTGACACCGATAATGATCGGTTTGAAACTCGACTTAGTACGGGATGTCGGTTTCTTGGTCGGCCACACTGGAGAACGTTTACCACCTCGTGCCGATTCCCCTTTAATGGCCCATATCCGGCGACCAATTCTGGCTTTCGAGAATTCGTAGACTTTCTGAGTATGGTGACCGCCTGAGTCCATGCATGCCGCCATAATCGTAAAACCGCGCCCATCAGCACGGCGCCAGACCTGTTTAAGATAGTGATCTAAGCGTTTCCACGGTTCATCGGTTTCAAGATCACCTTCAATAACATCATAAGCAATAGACCAACTTTCCTCATTCCTTCCCCAGCCGATAATCTCTATTTCAAAGCGGTCATCTTGGGTATCAATGCCCGCTGTCAAAACAGCTACACCGTCAGGGACCTCTGCCGCAAAGACCTCGCAACGTTCAAGCAAACGCTTTTCACTGAGTGCTTTCTCGCCCCGATCTTCATACGGTTCACCTAAAACAAGGTTGATAAATGTCTGACGCATCAGCGGGTCATTTTTCACCCGCAACCATTCAGCAACTAAGTATTTCCATGCGGCGTTGGGGAACAGACTGTAACCCGCCCAGATATGAAACCCAGCATGACCTTTAAACGGCTTCGTTGCTCGCCATTCGCCACGCTTTACCATGCTGGCTTTTTCGTTATGATGGATCACACAACCGTTATGACGACAAACGTAATAAGCGGATTCAGGTATCCCTTCCCCGTGTTCGTCTTTGTCCCATTTAATCCCATAGGGTGTATCTGGCCCGCCCCACTCTAATATTTGATATTCGTCACAGTGTGGACAAGGGACATAATAGTAACGCTGGTCGCTGTCTTCGAATGATTTCTCAATACGGCTTGTGCCTTTTACTGTAGGGGTTGAACCTAATACGATTTTGCGGTTCCAAAATGTTTCTGAACGTTTTGTGCCCAGTGCTATCTGATCCCCTTCCACGCCAGCGCCGCCAGATGGGTAGCCATCCACTTCGTCAAACAAGATGATTCGGCAAGTGATACGACGAAACCCGCCTGGGCTATTAGCCCCTACCAGAGTTAAGTTAGCGCCATTCAAAAACGTTTTTTTCAGAATAGTCTGATTACTGCTCTTGGCTTTTGGGTCACCAGATATCTCTGCTAACACCGGAGTGTCACGCAGCATCGGCGCAATTTCGGTTTTACTGTAGTCCTCCGCATCCTCAACACGGGGTTGAACAACCAGTATCGGTGACGGGTCATGTGCCAGATAATAACCCACTACGTGATCCAGTATTTTTGTATACCCGACACGCGCCGATTTCATCACTGAAACATAAGTAACAGCCGGGTCTGTAATGGCATCCATCATGCCGTCTTGATAAGCGAATGAACGAAAGCGCCCTGTTTGCGCACTGGTCTCTTTTGACAGTACAGCGTATTTGTTAGCCCATGCGCTTAATGAGAGTGGCTCAGGAGGCCGGATATCAGAGCGACGTTTATATAAATCTTGCGTGAAATTTTGCCAAGCGGAGGTATTAGCTTTCTCCTCGTTGTTTACTATCATCAAGGCTTAATTCCTCCATCGCCTCGTAAACCACCTCCTGTAACGCTTGAACAAACTCCGTATCATTAGTGGTAGAAGCCAATACCCGCAAACGAGGTCCGTGCTCAGGAGCGATAGCGATTAAACGAGTACGCATTCTTGAATACTCTTGCCCAACAGCTTCAATCATGTCTTTGTAGGGGAGCACCTGACCGGATTTAATTTCGTACTCTAATTGGGTAAGCAGTGCGAGAAAGTTTTCTTTCAGCGTCCGGGCTTCGTCGAATGTCATCGTTGCGCCTTTTTCAGCGATCATCCGCTCAACAATTTTTGTCGGTGACTCTGCGCCAGAACCGTTACCTTGAGAGTTGTTACCTGACTTGTTACCCTGTTTGTTACCTGTAGTTTTTTTATCGGGCCGGGTAACAGATTTTCTGTAGCGCTCAACATTGGCATTAGAGGCTTCAACATTGATATCGTCACCGTCCAGAACCAGCCAGCCGCGAGCTTTCCACTGGGTCACTGTTTTACGGCTGACGCCATGCAATTTTGCAAATTCTGACTGATTCATTTATCACCTGTTACCTAAATTTCAAAGACTTATAGCTAGTGAAACATCGGGGCGCACAATGCCCGTAAAATATCAATCACTTAGGAAGGACCCATTCAAATTAGATGAGAACAATTCTCGTCTTAAGTGAACATGGATTGCATTAACAGATGGTTGTGACAGCCAGACTTAAGATAATAATCAACGCTTGACAAGAGGCGTTCCTTTTGCCCACTCGTAATATTCTCATAGACTAAAGCAAGCCTTTTCTCAGGACTTATAGAGTATTCAAATTGAGTTTCTTTCTTTTTGTTTATTCGTTGACAGGGGGTAAAAATATCAGTCAGCTTTAGATAATTCTCACTAGAATTACACCAAGGCACATAAAGACTTGATTCAATAACCAGATGTTCATCCTTTTTATAAACTCTAACGTGAATGTTATTTCTCAGCTTATCTTTAAATTCTTTAAAAGCATCGGTGATGGCTTTATCAGACTGTTCTCTTGATATCATTTGTCACCTCTATTAATTGCATTCAATTCATACTTCATTACAACCTCACTTAGCTGTTCTGATCGCTTCATCAAGAGCATGGCTTATAGCTCCTGGCATTAATGCATCGGCCATTTTCATAGCGCGTTCCTGATAACCAAGAATCGGTGCAACTGGCAGAGCATCACCGAAGCGGATAAGCAACTTAGGCATTGGCTGCTTCTGCCTTTCTCGACGTGTGCCATTCGGAGAGCGCTTTAACCGTTTCTTACCTTTCTTCCCTTTTTTAGCTTTCTTGCGTTTCCATACCCCATTCACTCCGTCTATATCACCGATAAACGTATCCGGCTTGGCTTTCAGTTGCTGGAGTTTGTTGCGGGGTAAGTTGCCATATTTGTTTAACTTAATATCCTTTGGATTTAATAATGCACTGCTATTAAGTTTATGTACCCCGCCTATTTCAAATGGCGTCAGATAGCTTGCGGCAATATCACGCACGAACACTTTAGCAGTGAGATTATTCTTACGCGCTCCCACAGAACCGACTGACTTAACAGTAAATGGGGTCGGATTATCCAGCTTACGCTCTATCGCCTTCTTTTCAGCTTGTTCAATCTGTCGAGCGACTTTTGTTAATGCCTGCGCGGTAGCAAACGGGACTTGCTTCTTTATTTGAGTCAGCTTATTAGACAGTTCTTTTAATCCTGCCATCTTATTGACCTTAAGTTAAATAGATAACTGCAACTCCGCACCAATTAATCCAAGTGCGAAAATAGCCTCTTCCGGGTAATCAGCTAGCATCCTACGCATTACCTTTTCGCATTCGCGGATGTTTTCTTGTTGCTGCTCTGACAGCGAGGCAATTAACCCTCGAAACATCAGTATTGTTTGTTCATCTTGTGTCATCGTGTTATCCCATCAAACAAAAAAGGCCGCCGAAGCGACCTTATAATAAAGACATCAATACAATCTAACGCCTACCACAGGATTGAGATACGTTCGACAAAGCGAGAAGAATCCCATCTTTTAAATTAAAAAATCCCGATTTGTTGTTACACGACTTACACATTGGCACTATGCGTACGCCTTGCACACTTTCGTTCTGAATATGTGCTCCAACTTCGGCTTTATTACCACAACCAGACACAGAACATTCTGAAGGCCAAGACTTCTTAGTCTGACCCATCCAGTGCTCCATCCATGATCCACAGCCGCAGCTTAAGCTAGCTGTGCCATTCCTATTTTTCCAATTTTTAGATGTTGTCAATTGTCTTCTCCTTATAATAATTAATAAAAGGAGATATAAAATAACCACAAAGAGATCGTTTTTTCAACACATATAATAAGTAAAATTAATAATAGTCAATTAATTAAACTATAATATTAATAACAAACCTCTACCAAGCCCCCAGAATAATTGAATATTTTTAACATCACTCCCTTCTTGCATGGCAGGATTATACATCAACATTATCTCATCAATCGCGGGATAATGCCTGCTTTGTTAACCCACTCAGGCGAGGTGGTTCTGTTGTACCCCTACAACGAGAAATCATCTAGAATTAACTCACCCCTACAAAAGTGAGAAATATCAACATGGATAATTACCCAAGAGAACTTCAACGTGAATTACTTGAGTTACTAGCCGACCCTGAATACGACGGGTTTGATGTTTATGAATACCGAAATTTTATAGATAAGTTTTCAAGTGAAAATATATTAATTGCCAACCTTGAATATCTAATAGGTCATGGGTTAATTACTGGCAGAGTAAGCAAAAAATTAGTAAACCCAAACTCGATAAAAATAACATCTAAAGGAATTGACTTTCTCAGCGATGATGGCGGCTTGGGTGCTATTTTGAATGTAACGGTAGTGAAATTTCATGACGATACAATAGAAAAAATAGCCCAATTTATAGAGTCGTCTGCTCTCCCCAAACAGGATAAAGAATCCTTTTTGAAGCAACTTCGAACCCTTCCCGCAGACGGAATAAAACATTTGATGACAAAGCTAATCGACCTTGGTCTGGCTCAAGGTCCTGCCGCATTTCAACTAATTTCATCAGTGATCCAGTCTTAGAGAATTCATCATCATCTCTTAATTTTGTAAATCGCCCATAACCCATCTCTTTTGACAGGAGAACCCAAAAGTCCTCCTGTTCATCGGTGTGTATGAAAAAACCGTTTTTATGAAAGTAAGTGCTGTATATCGTTACAGATAGCTCACCCATTCCATTAATATACATATCAACCTCACTGAACCCTTTCCAAACTGGAAACAGTTGTAATTAGAATTTTATGCTAAAAAGTCGGTATCCGCTCGCTGGGCGCCCATAAAGAAATCACTACTATCAAGCACTCTTGCAGTAGAATGCTCTGAATGAGTTACTTTGCTGGCTTGACCGAGCTGTATTTACTCGCCCACGCTTTAACAATATGCAGACAGTCATCGTACATCTTGCCTTTCCCGCCCGTGCCATTTATGAAAGTATCAACTGA